TCATCTGACCCTGTAACAGTAGCAGAAGTTTGTCCATTTACATCAACTGCTAGTGATACTGCACCTGAAGTGCCACCACCTGATAGACCTGCACCTGCCGTTACACCTGTAATATCTCCTTCTCCAATGAAGTTTTGCCAAGCTGAGCCGTCATAAAATTGTAATGTATTGGTATCTTTTAAAAAGCAGAACATTCCTTCTTCTGCTGATGTAACTTGTGAATCTCTTGCAGTTGAGTCATCAAATCTCATAACTACTTGTTCTTGTAGATATGAATTAAAATCAGAAGCATTAACTAAGTCTCCTGTACTCCAAACTTTAAAACCTGCCATTAATAAATCTCCTTTTTACTAAGCATAAACAAATCTTGTACCTTCTCCAAGTTTAGCCTGACCTAATATCCAAGCCGAGCTTCCTGCAGGGCTTAGAGTTGCCGTCCAAGTCCAACTTTGGCTTGAAGCATTTACAGTATGAGATATTGACTCAATCCATAACTCATCAGTAAAACTACTACTATCTGTATTGACAATCTTAACAGATATTCTATCTCCAAACTCTCGTCCTAAAACTTGTTCCCAAAGGTTTACATTTTCTCTAGGATTAACAGTTAAGTCATCAATTCTTAGAATAGGTAATGATGTTTCTGCTATTCTTTGCTCAATTATAGACAAAACATCTGCGTCTGTAACATTAATTGTTTCTTTGTTAGACTCTTTTGCTCTGTATCTTAATACAGAATCAGCGTCAGCTTTATATTGAACTGTCCCACTTTTTCTTTGCCATTCATAAACATTTATAATTTCATTATCATCAAATGAAGTAGAAACATTAGTATAAGGTAAATTAGTACCGTCATTACTAAAAGTTCCTTGAACTGTTATAGCATTAGCATTAGATAATTTATAATCTCTATTCCTAAAAGTTATTTTTCCGTCTTTAGCAACAAAGAATTGTCCATTCTCAGCAGTTTCACATTCTCGTAAAGCAGATAAAACATTTGTATTTACACTTTGAGATATTACATCTTTTGTTCCTGTTAAAACATCTCTGCGATTACTTGGATAACCTATAGCGTCTAATATTCTTGAAACTCTCACAGAACTTAATTCTTGTGTATCTTCATAACCAATTCTTGTAGATAAACCAATTTCTGAGAAACCTGTTGAGCCTAAACGCCAACCAACACCGTCTAATTGAGAAGCCTGAAATATTTTAAATGCGTCCACACAAGTAAATGTAACTATTGAATCAACACCTGCTGATATGAATTGAACAGGAACAGATTGCAAAAAACCTTCAAATATTCTGTAAGTTGTAGCGTTATAAGTTGCAGACATTCTAACTCTTTTAAGTGGTTGTATATTAGTTCTTGCATTAACTGAGTCATAATAATAAGTTGTTTGACTTGGATTAAATCTATTATCTGTATTTGATACTGCAAAACTCATTGTTCCTGCAACAAATTCTCCAAGTTCATTACTTCTACCACGCCTAGTAGTAAACGCTCTTAAATATTGAGATATATCTGTCCAAGTTTGTGTTTCATCAAGTGGATTACTATCAAAACCAACTTCTAATGTTAAAGAAACATTTGAATCAAAGTTTGCACTCATTATTGAGCAACCGTTATGCCTTTTCTTTTAGCTTGTTCTAATGCCGTTACAACTGCATTTTGAACATCTTGTTCGCTACCAAGTAAAGCACCTGTATTAACTGTAATTACAGTATTACCACCACCACCTGTTCCAATAACTCCTTTTGTAAGTGGGTCTAATGATTCTGCAAAAGATTGACCTAAGTTTGTAAATTTCTTTGTTTTAGAAGGTGTAGTAGGAACAAAAGTATCTTCATCTTCAATAGTAGTAACAATATCATCAATAATTTTATTCTCTACAGGTGGTAAACCACCATTACCAATTTGTCGTCCTGCAAGATTAAATAAAGCATTAAATTGATTCGTAAGTGTATCTAAATCTCCACCAATCAATCTAACTATCTCATTGATACCGTCTTTAAATTTTTCTGCTGATTTTAAATCTTCTAAAGCAGAATCTAACTCTGCTTTTGCTAAAGCCATTTTTAAAATGTTTTCAGTTGAGTTTGCAGTAGCTTTAGCTAAATCTTCTTGTGCTTGTCTATAATCTTGTTGAGCTTCTTTTAATTTCTCAGTTTGTTTAACGACATCTTCTTCAGCTCGTTCTATATTTCTAAGTGCTTCTTCTTCTTCACGAGATATAGCAGTAGATTGTGCAATTAATTCATTTAAGCGTTCTCTAGCAACTGCTAATTGAAGTTTTTGTATTTCAGATTTTTCTTCAACTTCTTCTAATTGTTTTATTTCATCTCTTTGTCTAGCAATAGCTAAGGCTTCTTCATTAGTAACTTTTGCACCAAGACCTGAGACTTTTTCAAATTCTTCTTTAGCCTTATTAACTTTGTCATTTGCATTTTCTAAATCTTTATTAGCTTTATTAAGTTTTGTAAGTGCTTTAGCTTCTTTATCAACTAGGTCTAATCTATCTTGTTCTATATCTCTAAGATTTTGATAAGCGTCGTTAAGACTTCTTAAAGCGTCAAGACCTGCCGTTGCTCTATCTCTTGCAAGTTTTTTCTCTGATTCTATTTCTTCTTCAGTTATATCAATAGATTCTTCTTTAGTTCTATTTAATACACCTGTTTCTCTATCAAGTTCGTGAGTATTTCTAGCTAAATCTTTATGAGCAATAATTAAATCTTGGAAGAATTTGTAAGACCTTGACATATTACTTGCTTGTTCAAGTTGTTGTCTTTTTAGTTTTTCGTTTTCTACTAATGTATTTGCAGTTGTATAATTAACACCTGCCATTACAAGACCCATTTTTGTTAACCAATCAACTCTATCTTGTTCAGCACTTGTCAATTCTTCTGTTTCTTTTGTAAGAAGTATTATGTCATCTAATAATCCACTCATACCTTTTATTGCAGTATTTAAAGCAGGTTGTAATTCATCAAGAATAATAAATCCAAGTTCTGAGAACTTAGAGTTCAAAATATCTAATTGTCCTTGTAAAGACTTAACTTGATTATCTGCAACTTCTTGTGTTACTCCACCTGCGTCCTCTAATGCAGATTGATATTCTCGTATTTGGTCTCCTGCACCTGATAAGATTTTAACTGCGTCTGCTACACCACGATTAAGTCCTAATGTATCAAGCAATACTGCTTTTTGTTGGTCAGATAAACCTGACATTCCATTATCTAACTCATCAATAACATCTGCTAAGTTCTTTAAGTTGCCTTCATTATCAACAACATTGATATTAAATTTCTTAAATTCTTCTGAGTTCTTACCAACTGCTCTTGTTACATCTCTAAGTAACTGATTAAGTTTCTCTCCTGCTTCAGCACCTTTAACACCTCTATCTGCAAATGCTGAGAGAACTGCAACACCTTCTTCAATAGATTTGTTTGTAATTTTTAAAGCCGAGCCTGATTTAGTTGTTAATGCTTCTGCAAACTGTTGCACAGAAGCGTTTGCTAGTGTGTTTGCTTTTACCAAGACATCAGTAACTCTTGTTAAGTTAGTTAAGTTTTGTTCTGCGTCTTTAACAGTAAGACCTAACGCAGATTGTGAGTCAGTAGCCAAGTCAGTAGCAAGTGCCATATCAAACATACCTGCTTGAGCAAACTTGGTAACTTGTGGAAGTGCTGATATAGATTGTTCAGCGTCTAAACCTGCAGACGCTAAGAAGAAAAATGCTTCTGCTGATTCACTTGCAGATATACGAGATTCTATTGCAACTTGGCGTGAAGCCTGAGCCATACGCCTTTGTTGTTCTTCAGTTGTCTGCATAATTGCAAGAGATTGGTTGAGTTTATCTTCAAACTCAATAAATTGTCTTGTAGCTTCTGATAATGCTTTAACAAGAACTGTACCAACTGCAACTGCACCTATTTTGGCAACTGCACCAAACTTATTTAATTTACCTGATGAATCATCTGTTTGCTTACCCAAATTATTCATTTGGGCTTTAGCTTTATTAAAACCTTCTAATACGAGCCTGATAAGGATATTTGAACTACCCATTATCTCATCTTCCTTTTCTTAGCTTCTGCTTCTGCCATAGCTCGTTGTTTATCTCTCTCTTGTTGTTCTACATAATAAAATGTAGCCCATTGTGAATACTCTAATGATGACATTTTAGTTCGCAGTTCGCCAACTGTCATTCTTAAATCACGAGCTAATCTGAATTGAAAAACTAAATCAGGATTCGCTTTTGAAATCTTCGGCTAATGCCGATTCTATCTCGCTTCCTACTCCATTAATATTATTTAGTTCTGCAAATATCATATCAATAACTGTTGCGTCTTTGTTATACAACTCATCTATTGCTTCGTCAGTTAATTCAGGCTCAACTACACTTGCTTTTAATAAAGCCTTTTGGTAATCAAAAGCGTCAGTTTCCTTGCCATTAATTAATCTACCGAGTTCAATTTGCATTTTCTTTGATATGCCTTTGACTTTAATTGATACATTCCATTGTGGAATATCAATAGTCTTAGTTGGCACATCAGGTAATGACTTAATGTCATCTAAGTTTAAAATCTTAGCCATACGCCTAGCTTCTCCTTATCTTACTTAGTGTGTATCACGAGTGATTGCACCTGAAACTTGTAAATCTGCACTATAACCAACTGCGTCTCCTACAGGACTAGATACTGCATAAGAAGTTAAAATAGCTTCTCCTGTGTATTTAACTGCACCTGAGCCTGTACCTTCAGGACTATATTCAAATGATAAAGTAGCTGATTGTCCAACTACTGCACCAAATATAGCGTCAGCAGTAGAATCCCAAAGACCTGCTAATGAAATAGTAGCGTCTTAAAGACCTGCGATATAAGTTTTGTTATCTGCACCTAATGTAGTGGTTTCACTAACATCAGCAGTTTCAGGGAAGTCCACATTATTTACATAGCTAGATATATCAGTTAAAGTTCCACCTGAATTATCAAGTTTAAAAACTGAATCTTTACCGTGAACAAATGCCATAATATTTCTTCTCCTTAATTATTTCTTCCAAATCCAACTATAACATCAAAACTTGGAGTTGTTCCACTAACAGTATAAACAACTTTTAAGTATCTATTTACAGTTGTACCACTTGCAACTTCTTTTACTTCTGCACCTGCTGAAGTTAAAGCAGTAAATGTTACCAAGTCTGCATAAGTTACATCATCTGCTGAGTGTTGTATCTTAGCAGTTAAACTTGGTGTAGTTCCTGATACTGATGTTGCAATTATAAATGCACCACCACCATTCGCAGTAGAACTAGTGTTATCTCTAGCAGTTCCGTCCCCTGTTGCCGTAACTGTGGCATTTTCAAGAACGCTTCCACTAAAGAATCCACTTGCTTGTAAGTCAAAGGTTACTGCAACAACATCTCCTACAGGGCTTGATACTCCATAGTTGGTTGTTACACCTTTGCCAAACATACACTTATCATTTGCGTCCACACCGTCATAACTTATGAGTGCGACTTTGTCGTTTGTTCCGACTAAACCTTGAATTATATTATCAGCAGTAGCGTCAAAGAATCCACTAAATGAAACTGTAGCGTCCTTTTCTCCTGCGATATATGTTTTATTAGAACTTCCGAATGTAGTTGTTTCTCCTACATCAACTGTTCTTGTAGGGTCAGCAGTATTTAAGTAAGTACTTAAATCATTTTCATTAATATAAACTTTTGTTTCTTTTCCGTGTACAAATGCCATTTATTTATTCCTTCTGCTTCCACCACTTCTTCTTCTTGATGACCTATTGCCACCGTAACTGTGCTTCGGCATATTACTCCTTATATTACACTTATCTTTTTAATTTCCAAGCCAAAGAAATTTCTGCTGAAACTTTTTGAGTAATTTTGCGTCTATCTTTTCTCGTATTCTTTTCGGCTATCAGTAAGAATGGAACTAATGGAGTTCCACGCTCATTGATAGAGTGTACCACAGAATAAGCATTCACATCTGTTTTTCTACTTGCCCATTCTTCTATTGGGCGAAGTGGTGGATAGTGTGGTCTAGTTCTCCAAGACTTGCTACCCCAAGATTGTCTATTTCTTTTTGGTGGTAAAGAATATCCACTTGGTAATCTTTTAAAATCTCCGTGTACAAATTTAGAATGTGGTGCAGTAGCTTCTACTTTGATTGAAGTTGGAAGCCTACCAACCATAGCAACACTTTTAAATCCAATAGATTTCTGTAATGCACCTGTATCAACAGGAACTACTTTTTTAGCTTCTTCAACAATTACTTCTGCGTGTTCATTCATAAGATGACGCAAAGGAATTAAAGTAAAACCTGCATTAGTAAGTTTTCTTTTTATTTCTGTCATTCCTTGAAATTGGAAGTT